GATTTCGGCTCGTTTTTTTCTTTCAGAACTACCGATTAGTTTTCTTCCCCAACTATTTTGCATATCCCGATATTTTAAGGCAAGATTTGCTTCTTCCCTTTTTATTTTCAGGAAAGGCAGAAGTTCCCGCAAACAGGTTTCAGCTTGTTTAGTATAAATTAACCATTCTGTATATGGCCTCATACCTGGCCGATTCCTTATGTGTAAACTACCTCCCCAGAGTTCTTGCATTTCATCAAGAACTTCTGCTCCATCTGTAAGAGAAATTCTTACTGCGAGTTTAATATATCCTTTTCCATCGTCCATAAGTTGGATATATCCTTCTCCATCTGTTAAGCCTGCGAAATAGGCTATCCTACCTACGTTGGTAACGTTCATAGATTAAGATTATGACCTTATTTCTATACCGAAAGCTCCTCTCAATCCAGAAACACCATAAATGGTGTCACAAACTACAAGAGTTCCTAGATATTCTAGGATATAACCTGACTGAACTCTTGGCTTTTGCTGTAATGCAAGAGCAACAGCTTCTTTGTGAAAGAGAATGTTGTGATATTGAGTAGGTGTACCCGCTGTCGTTGGTACCTGATTTGTGTAATAAGCCGGAATTCCCCAGAGCTCACCCCACATAAACCTTGACTGAGGTCCTGCCGCCGCTGGCTTCTCCGTCTGATAATTACCCAAGTAATCAGCCCTTACGAACTGGTCAATTTGAGCAATAGCAGTCTTCTGTTTTGGATGGAATACGAAAGCCCTGTCCTCAAGTGGAGCGTTGGCTATATCCAATGCCTCAATGGCCGAAAGGATTACCGGGTTTGTAACGTCGGTACCATAGGTGCCTACGTCCGTGTTGGTAAATCCTGTATAAAGAGCTAACAGTGCGGTATCTACTGCTTCTGCAATTGCAAAACCAGCTTTGCTTGTGTACTCACTCATCAAATCGTAATTTGACTGAACTTTAACAATATCTTCCACCAAGAAAGATGCTTCCTTGTGCTGGTCAATTGATATTGTAGTTTCGGTCTCAGTTACAGCTTGAAGTGTTACCTCAGTATTGGCCGCCTTGTCGTTAGCAGAAAGGTTGCTCAAGTTTGGAACATGAATCGTATCTCCTCTGCCGGTAACAAGTGCATCATACCTCTTTACGAGTGGAGCCATAACAAGAGCATCTTCGGTTGCCCGAAGAACCTCCATGGCCCACACCTCTGGGACAAAAATATCCGCTGTAGTTGTAGTAATTTGGTCTGTACCTAATGCCATTATTTCTCACCCCCTCGTTTTAAAGCTAATAATAGTTAGCCTCAACTGTGATTAAAGCGCACCTTTCGCGAGGGCTGAGAGAATTTTCTCTCTGTTGGCATCATACCATTTACGACCTTCTGGAGTAGACAGGATTCTAGCTATAGATTCCTTTGTTAACTGACCAGTTTCCGGCGCTGTAGATGATGTCGGTTTCTCAACGAAAGTTGAACCAGCTCCTTGAGCGTTTTTAATTGCCCAATCCGTTAATTCGGCCTTATACAGATTTTCAAATGCTGCCTCAGGATTGTATATACCAGTTGCCCTTGCGTGCTCCATGACTTTTTCATGGTCGTACTTAGGTCTGCCATCAGAACCACCATATTGCTGTTCCAATCGCATCTTTTCCGAGTCAAGAATCATCCTTGCTTCCATGTTCTGGATTTCGTCCTTTACCGTTTGCTTAATCTCCGTTGTTGGCGAATATCCCAATGTACTCAAGAAATCTCTTGCACGCTGTACTTCTGGCGTATCGTCCTTAACAGGCTTCGTAGTAATTGGTTCAAGGGGTTTTGTTTCAGGCTTTACTTCACCTTCACCCTTGTCCCCATCTGTACCTTCGAGCTGTCCTCTAAGAGACTTATTCTCACGAATAAGGTCTCCAATGCGCTGAGCCGCTCTACCTCTTTGAGGTTGCGGTTCATCTCCACTACCAGGTTTAACTGTCGTAGTAGCTTCGGTTCCTTCTTCTGGTTTTAGCGTCTTGTCTGACGGAGGTGTTTCAGAATCCGTTACCGGAACTTTGTTGTCAGTCGGCGTTGCTGACAGACTTTTATCGTCTTGTTTACCGCCGAGGGTTGTGTCGTCTTTCAAATTTATTCACCCCCCTCCCGTCATCGGAAGAATACCGGGCTTGAGAGAGAAAGGAGATGTACGAACCCCCTCGGCTCGTAATCAAAACCCTCAAACCCAGTGTTCCCCCGACAACGAAATAAGTTATTAAAGATTTCGGCCCGGACCAGCATAACCTGGCGAGCCACTCATGTTTTTATTTAATCCCACTTTACTTCCACCTTTTCTTTTTAAATTTTTACCTTCTCCACCGTGTTGCGGGAGCTTTGAGTCTCCACCTTGAGGAACCGGGAAACCCGGACCCCTTCCTTTTGCATTTCCTTTTGGTACTGCATCCATTGTTTACAACACCCCCTTAGCTTCTTTGTTTGCTTCTATTGTTTCCTTATTGGTAACACGACTTCCCTTAATTGTCAATTTTTTGATATCATTACCCAATATCCCAGAGAGTCTCTTTTTACTAAATCTCCTGTAATAAAGTTTTCTAGCCTTTTCTTTTTTTCTTGGCATTATCGGCTTAATCTAGGTTTCCTTCTGGCTCGAAGAGTTCTGGTTTTTCTTTCAGGCCTTTTTCTGGTATTTGCACTAACAACTCTCCCAGTACGAATAGCTCTTCCCGGCCTTGTTACTTTACCACCATACCTACCAATAATTTGTGCCATAAGTTATTGCCCTGTTGTTGTTGGGGGCATTGGAATTCCACCTCCCAATCCCGGACCAGCTGCAGTTGGAGGAGCTGCCCCAGCACCAGGAGGAGCTGGTTCACCACCACCGCCACCACCACCAGGCATTCCTGCTGCTCCAGTTGCTGACAATAACGCAGCCAATCCACCCTCAGTAGAAGGCGTAGATTTCATCAAATTAATATGCTCATTCATATGGTCCATATAAAGCTCAGGGTACTTGGTTTCATTGAGTCCTTCTTTGTGTATACCCAAATGTACTTCGTGGTCATCTTCCATTTCCACAGGTTCGGGAGTACCATTATCCATAAGTTCGTTCTCGGCCATGGCCAAGGACTCTTCATCTACCCCTTCTCTTTTTGCCATTAAGTCTTGGTTGGGTGACATTTGTTGTCTTAATTGAATAAGTCTCTCCATTCTGGTTTTATCAGTAATGCCTTTAACATCTCCAAACTCCAAATGCTGGAGCAACGTCTCTTGGTCAATTGCGCCAAGTCTAAATAGGTCCTTAAGCTCCTCCTGTCTTGCCTGCTTTGTGTAAGCCAACCAGCTACCGACACTGACCCTAACCTCATTCTCAGAACCAATAACAGCAATCGGAAGCCCCATCTCTCCAAAGGTCTGTTTTCCCTTATTCTTCTTGGCCACAGAAGACCTGTCTCCAACTACATAAAAGTATTCAGGTTTTCCAGAAGGACCTGCAACCTGTGCCAGTTTTGTAGAAGTGTAATTCTTAGAAATAATCTTAAATATCTTTTTAGCACCTCTTACGAGAAAATCTTCAAGTGCATCAACTAAATCATCTTGTGAGGAAGCATCTGCCTGCCTGAGTTCTGCAATACCAACTCCGGACTTAACACCTGTGGGAATACGCCCCATTGAAACTTCGTGAAGTCCCCCAATGTCTTCCATATACTGACGCATGTTCGTAATTTGTTGAAGATGAGTAGGAGGAAGAGGGGCTAAAGGCAAAGAAGTAACTGTATATCCCGGGTTTTTCTCAATTATCTGTCCGTGTTCATTGACAATTGAACGCACCCCAGAACCTTTATCAATAACGAATCTTCCTTTGGCATAGAAGTGGTTGTATTCAAAAGCATTGCTCTCAAGGGCATCGAGAACTCTATTGATAGGCATGAGATGTTTTGCCCAAGACTCCCCATAAATCTCAAGAGGTTGGATGTCTGCCTGAAATATCTCATAGTTGAAGTCATCTTCTTTGGTAAGGTCATTTCTGAGAGGATAAGTGCAATCGTCTGTCCAAGCCATTATTCTTATTTTTACTGTTCCGTCTTCCTGCCATTCCCTGATTTGTGCCTCCCTTAATATAGTATATTCATTTTGGTCTTCTAGTGTGGACTGGCCCTCTCCTGCCACCCCAATAGACTTCAATAAAAATTCCTTATATTCAGAACTTGCCAGTTTGGGGTCAGGTTTAATGTCTTGCTCAATTGCAGACTTACTATATATAGGGTGGGTTTTCACGTAATTAAGGGGTTTTCTGACTGCCTTCACAACGTATTGTGCCTCTTGCAAGCTTGGAGCGTTTGGGTCTATGTATAGGTCAAATGGGTCAACTGTGCTAATTGAAACTTCTTTCTTGGCTTTGTCCCAATCAAATTGCCAAATACCAATGGAAGTATAAAGTCCATGATATACAGACTCTTTTAATTTCCTTTTAAGACCTAATTTCTCAAACAAATAATCAAGGGTTCTGTTAGACCACTGTGCATTTTCAGTGGCTGCTTCTGTGGGTTTGTCGGGAAGCACTTCCCACTTTGGCCTAAATGAAGTCACTTGGTTTCTGATTGCGCGCGCCTGTGCCCACATGAGGTTTATGGGGATTCTTACTTTGGTTCTTGTTCCAAGTGTAAATGTTGAAGTGGAACTATTATATCTTGCAAAGTGATAACCCCTAAGATATAGGTTCCTTACGACCCACTCCCAGTCATATCTTCTTCTTCCGGCAGCAGCTGAGGCCTCAAGCTTCTTCATTCGCATCAGCTTTTGCGTTGCTTCTTCTCTCTCTATTTGTTCTTTCGTTAATGTTACTTTCTTCCCTTTAACTTGACGGGCAGAAGGTCCAGTCTTTTTTGTCGTCTTTGTTGCCATTAATGTTGTTTTCTAGCCACAGCCTCAGCAGGCGTTTCGGAATCTCCCTCCACTTGGATATTAAAATCCCTATCGGTAAACTCCATCATCGGGATATCTGCTATTGGAGTTTCTTCTCCACCTTCCCTAGCCATTTCATTGGGCGATGGATTCCTTTTAATATTTTTTCCCTGCCATCGAACTGTCGAATCGGGCGGAATAATCTTATCTTCCAGTCTTTTAATGTGTTCTTCATGTTGTCTCTCTCTATATACTATTAATGCAATAAGGGACAGTATTATTGCTGTAAATATATATTCTATCATACAGGGTAAGAATTGAGGTCGTCAAGAATTTTATCCCTAGCGGTACGACCACCTTTTCTTTCGTGCTTAATCTTGGTTGGAAGTGTGTCGATAAAAGTTTCAATTTCTTTCTTTTTATCTTTTACTTTCTTTCCTCTCGCCTGTACTAGCAAATCATAAACATCCTGTCTTGTAATATTTCCTTTGGACTCTATATCTGATTTAATACTGTTCTTATTTCTTAATGAAGCCATGATTAATAAGAAATTAGCATCAATAGCCAAAAAAGTCAACTTTCAACCACCTCTGCGTCCTCTGTCCCTATTGCATTTTCTTCCGGTGGTTTGGTTAGTTTTTCTATGTCTTTTTGTGATACCCCCCTTATACCAATGACAGTTATGTTGGCTTGAGGAGGAGGAGCTTTCTCTGACCAATCCTCTATCAACTGCATCCACAACTTCACTTCTGCTGCTTCTCCTCTTGTGGCAGCCCTTTTAAATAATCCATGAACTACGTCCGATGTCTTGTCCTTTGCCCAAGTGACTCTCCACTCTGCCACCTTCTCCCAAAACTTCTGCTGCTTCTTCCAACGTCCAAGTGTCGCCGGATGAACTCCCCATTTCTTTGCAAATTGCTGTAGGGTTTTCGTTTCCTTTAATGGAGAGGGTTTTGCTGCCCATTCACAAAAAGCCTCATAAACCTCTTGCTTTACAAGTCCATGAGGTCTCTTAGGCCTTCCCCTTTTGGCATTAACTATCTTGACCTTTTTGGGAAACCCGTATTTACTTACTGACATTTTTTTTCTTGGTTTCATTTTTTTGTCTTACCGTTATCTCCTCAGAAAAAGTCACATCAATAATTTTACCGTGTTTGATAATTAAATCCAAGCCCACCCTGCCAAAGCCGAATGTACTAGATATTAACCGGACTCTATCGTCGAGCAGCTTTATTTTCTCACTCCAAAATTCTATCGGCTGGTACAATTCTTTCTTATCCATAAAATTCACCCAATACGGAATCTGCCGGTTTTTCAAACTTTGTCATTATGGGGTTACTCTTTTTGTCATCCATCATGAAACTTCTCTTTATATACTTATCTTCAGTAACTGGAGCGGATGACCACCTTGCCATTATCATATATCTTAAAGCATCGACGGTGTGGTCATCAACATCCGTGGTTTGCTCAAGCGGATTTCTGGCAGACATAGTTCTCATTTTCTTCCAATGATATTTGTTAATCTCTTCTATCGAATGCTCACAGCTGTTAAAGAAAAACATCCTCGGTGCACCAACTTTTCCATTAACCGGATGTATTCTTTTTGGTTGTACTTTGAGAAATTCCTTTATCCTGTTTATAGAAGCCTGAACATCGTTGTTCCCCGGGACAGGATAAATCTTGTAATCATTATATTCCTGTATAACAGAAAAGGGAAATCCGTCTTTCTCCCTTGTCCTGGCAACCGTAGACGGGTCTATTACCATCAAGGATATCTTCTGTCCCCCGGTTTTTTTCATAATTTCAGCGGCATGATATGAGACAGGTCTCTCGGCCTGATAATGCTCATCGTAAATAAACATGTTTCCATCTTGGTCAATAGCCCCCCACAAGACAGCAGTGGGGTTTACCAGCCCATGGTCAATTGAAACAACCCTTTCCCAATTACTGGGTATTTCAAAAGGAGGTATCACATGAACCTTCTTGTCAAACTCCACAAAAACCTGTCCTTCAAATACATCCCAAGAACCATATAAATACCTCCTGACCATTTCGGGGGAATAAGACTCCTCCATATGTTTTATATAGTCGTCAGGAAGGTTTGCCTTATTGTCATAAGTAGTAGAATCCACATAGTAAGAATCCCTCATTTTCTCTTTGGACTCAGGATGAAATCTCTTCCATAGCCAATTATGGCCTGCAGGGTTACAAATAAGAAAACCATATCTCCTCGAAACCTTGTTGTGTCTTAACCGGGACTGGAGTATGTGAAAGACAGACTCGGAGATTTCTTCTGCTTGGTCTATACCAAACCAACCCAAATTAAGGGACAAAAGCTCCTTTTCAGATATAGTATCTAAATGCCGGAAGATAATCTCTGACCCATTGTACAGCTTCACATAGTTCTCAGACTTGTTCCAAACCCCACCCCTCTCCGGAGCGTACCAATCAGGAGGACAAAACTCAAAGAAGGTCTTTTGGGTAGTGTCTCTTAACTCAGGGTAGGTCAACCTGCCAATAAGCCCGAAGTTCCCCGGCATAACTTGGGAAAGAAGAAGAGCCTTTAATACAAGAGCGACAGTTTTACCGGAGCCAAATCCACCAGAGAATAACTCATAAGTATTATTATTAAATAAGAACTGCTTCTGTGGCTTTAAGAGAGTTATATCTGTCAGAGGAGAGTTGTCATTGCTGGTGGAATCCATATTGACATGGTATCACATTTACCAAGCTTTCCATAATACCTATATATTTATTTTTTTTAATTTGAGTATGGGACCCATTAAGTTTTTCTACACTTTCTACTTTTACACAAGTGTACGGGATATCCGTGTTTACAGGTGGGAACTTTAACAGTAATTCTTTCTTTTGCCTGTTGAGGGGTTTTAATAACATTTGTATTAGTTTCCTTTAATCCAGAACGAACAAGGAATTTACTTCTAGAAATACCAATAGAATCACAATATTCATCAATTAAAAATAAATCTTCTTTACTTATGCTGATACTTATTAACATTATATTATATAAGATTATATAACATTATATACTGTTATATAATAATAAATCAATAAACAAAGCATTAGTATAGAGAACGTAGGCATGGATGGGAGTTAATACATTAAATTTTTCATCGCGTACTATCTGTATCTGGAGGCAGTAGCTTTACCCCCCTTTGTATAGATTATAGGGTGGGGGGGGAGTAGGGTATCCATATATACAGATACGGGGGTAATCAAAATCAATGCAGTTATAATTGAGTAGGTTATATGTGGTTATTATGGGGTGCTGATAGATATCTTACAGCTTATTGCTAGGGTTTATGGTTTTGAGGCTGGGAAGTAGTACTCTAGCCTTATCTGTTACTGTCCTATTATTCCTTTTAATATCCCTATAAATAATTGAGTCTTGCGTTTTATATATATGTTTTTAGTTTATGCGTGTTTTAGTGGTTTTTAGTGTTTAATAGCGTGTTAAAAATGCCATGTGGCTTTACTAGCGAAGTTTTAGTGTGTTTTTAGGGTTTTGGAGGTAGGTTTATGTGTATTTTGCTTTTTTGGGTGCTTTAAAATGCGTTTAATGGCTTCTAGAAGCTAACTACTTATGTTTACGCAGGCACGTTTCAGGCACAAAAAAACCTGAGCTTTTACACTCAGGCTTTCTTGTTATCCTCTCGCGAGGTTATTCGTAGTATTGGATAGCAGTTTTGCTATAGACTCCAGCTATCACTTCATGGCTGGGCTTACGGATACCCTGATATCGTTTATAGACTTTGTTCAAGCCTCGCAGGTTCAAGTTATCCATAATCAACTCAGCCTCGGCCTTGGTTCTGCAACTGGCATATACCCTGTAACCGTCTTTTGCTTTGAGTAGTACCTTATATTTTTTCATGTTATCAAGGCATCACAAGCTATTTTTCTTCTTTTGGAAATACATATGCGTTTACCCCTAAAAATACTTCGCTATTCTTGTATTCCAGTCCAGTTCGGATATTGCCTCTTGTTGAAGCTATAACAAGTGTTTTACCAGTAGCACTCTTGCGAGCCTCAACTGGCATAGTTATTGTTAGTTCATCTTCAACAATTTTAGCTTTAATTTGTGCCATGTTTATATCACCTCCGTTCTAACCTATAGTTTTATATCGGGTTCACTATAGAATAACCCTGTTTGAGTTCAAATTGAGTTTAATTGTTAAGGTTCAATCAGCCTCGGAGTTCTGATTTTAGCCTCGAAGCGAGGCTGTAGGTTGTGGCTTCAAAGTTCGGTTTTTGAAGCTATGAACCAAGTTTTACATGGCAGTTTTGACCTGTCAATAGCAGTTTTGAGTTTGGCTTCAAACTGCCAGCAACCGCAAAGCCAATTTATGCCCAGCAAAAGTCCTCCTGAGTAGGTTCTGAGCCTATATAAATACTCGGTTCTGTATCGGCTCACCTATCGCAAAGTTCAACAGAATAAGAAGAATGTCCAGAAAAATATGAAGAACGGATATGGATTCTCCGTTATGAAGTAGTAAATAATTGATAATACCAGTAATACCGCTATGACGGCTCTTACACTTGGAATAGTTGTTATCTTTTTAATGTTTTTATACATAGAAAAAACCCCTGCTTTTGTTACGTTCAACCTTAATTGTTGACTATCCTGCAAGGGTTTCTTCGGCTAGGCTTAGTTTAGCTAACCTAGCAAGGGTTTATTAGTAGAGAGGCCATATTTCACTTCCCTTCTGCCTCTTCTTCTCTCTTTGCCTCTTCCACCGCACTATCTACGAGTAGTTTCTGTAATATCGCAGAAACTTCAACTCTGTATAAACTCGTATCTTCTGCTTCCGCAAGGGCATCTGCAAATTTCTTTGCTGTAACACCCGAAGCCATAGCCAAAGACAGCACAGACGGGGTAATATCATTTACCATATCAACTGCGTGCTGTACTGCCTCTCTGTACTGTCTTGTGTTTGTATCAAAAGCCATATTCTTATCACCTCCTTTCTACTTATCTACACTCTTAGGTGTAGAGTGCGGTGGGAAAGATTGGGGTGGGCAAGGTAGGATAAACCCTTGCCGAAAACCCATTGACAATCTTGCGACTGCCGACTCTTGCCCACCTCACTCTCAATCCAAGGTGGTTCGATTATTCTTCATTTCTTTTTCAACTGACTCTTTTTCAAATACTTCATCTAATGTCCTTAAATTCACACTCCCACATTCAGTACACCTATTAACATCAACAAGTTGTTTGCACAATTCACAGTAATACTCATCCTTGTACTGTGGCGGGGTATCTTCACTTCCCACCATTCCGTCAAGCATGTCTGCCTTGTCAAGCATTTCTTTTACCTTTGGATTTCTGTTGGTCATTACCCACCCAACACTCTTAAAATCACCTATCCCCACTTCACCATTGGTTTCTATGTCTTTCTTAAATTTATTATTCTCTATGAGCCATATTTCTTCGAGTTCAGGTATGATGAGGCCATCTCTCTTCGTCTTTTCTTGCCTCTTCTCAAGGGTGTGAATTATCCTCACCACTTCTTCTCTTAACTTGTTGAACTCGTAACTATCTCCCCCGTCAATGTGATACTGATATTCTCCCGATACAAATAATTCTTGTAGGTATTCTAATCTATAGAGCAGTAAATCACTTAGATACTTCGAGGGTTTAATTATCCTGTCCATGACATCAAAACCCTCACAATCTCCAAGTGCCTCTTGGATTTCCTCTTCTGTGCCTTGCTCTACCTCTATTGGCCTTCCGCCACTTGGCAGGGTTAACTGATTACTAGCCCTACTCTCATAATCATCTCTTGCACTTGCTTGAGAATTCCACTCTGGTTCTTCTACTTTGAATTTATCCCAGTTGTTCTGGGTTATCTTCAACCCTGTTTCCTCTTTCATCTCTTTGAATACATACTCATCCATACCATTTGCCCGATAGAATAAATGCTGGAAATAGCTGTCGTATTTTGCAAGCCCGTTCTGCAATATATCTTCTGTACTTGCAAAATAAATTGTGCCTGTCGGTATGTGAAATGCTAAATTGACAGGGTTATCCCTTGCCACCAAGTAGAGTGTTCTCGGCTCTTTGTCATTTAGCAAGGCAAAGGCCATACTGCCTCTTATCTGCTTACAGGCTAACTGGATAGCTCTTCTGGTACTTTTCTTTTTTGCATAGATATAATGCTCTATCAATTTAACTATCACCTCACTATCCACTTCTGCATCTAGGGTTAGCTTGTATCTCTTTGCCACTTCCTTGTCATTTTGTATTATCCCATTATGTATGAGAATAAGCCCTGTCTTAGTAACAATGGGGTGGTTATTCATATTATTGGCTTCATCGCCCTGTGTCTTAGCTCTATTGTGTCCTATAAGTATAGTGGGGTTATTCTTCTTTAAAAGTTTTTTGTACGCTTTTTCCTTTACAAACTTGCTTGCTTGTTTTGGTGCTTTTGCGTAGAAAAACCGATTTTTATTAACCACAAATGCTATACCGCAAGCATCAGTTCCCCTAACCTCAGCTTGTATGAGTATATTCTTGAATCTAGCCTGTGCTTCTTGGCTATGCTTTTTACTGGTGATATATCCCGCTAGACCACACACTACTCTGTTCCCTCCTCTCTTGAAAAGTTGTGTTCATCTGAGCTAGCACCGCTAGGTTCGGATTCATCTTCTGCCCTTTCACACTCACAACAATCTTCGCAATCACCACACCCTGCTGTTTCTACACACTCTCTACACTCTCCACAATGTTCCCAGCAATCATTGCACCTATTGCAATCAGAACAAAAATCTTCTGCATCAACATCATCACTACACCCATCACAAGTAAAATGTTCACAGGTGTGAGATTCACAGACACTACAATAGTTACAGCACTCATGACAATTACCACAATCCCTACAGAAATTATCGTCATTGAACCGACCACTACAATCCCTACAAACATAACAATTACAGCAATTATTTGTACTGCACACTTCACAACCCCGACAGATACTACTTTGTGGTACATCATTATCGCAGGAAGTACAAGTAATAAGAGCATCTGGTGTAAAGACATAAGCCCAACCCCTGCTCTCTACACTAGGTAAAGAAACTGTTGACCTCTCTATGGCTCTGCAAATATGAAGAGGGCACAACTTTATTAGCTTAACTGTGTGGAGATTGTGTTTTTCTCCGCATTTTGCAATACAACTCGTTGCCAGTATTCCTTGAAATACTTCTCTGAACCTTCTCTTACATATCTCAGCAACCTCACGTTTTTCTTCAGCATTTAAGCTCGCTAATTTAGAGTAAAGCTGGTCAAAGCTCTGGTTCAAATCAAACAGCAAAGGAAGCTCTACGTTGTTTAGCTTATCGGTAACAATATTGGGGATAACTGCCTTGAATTGTTTAGTATTTTTTAAGTTTTTAACAACTGTGTCCACTACTTTGTGTTTTGTTATAAGTAGCTTTTTAGTTTTACCTTTTACCTTTTGAGTTTGTTTGAACAAATCCCGATTTATTAAAAGCAAGGTGATAACCACCATTGTTTCTGCTACTAATAAATTCTCTTCTCTCAGCTTCCTACCAAAAGCTATTGAGTGTGAGTTCATACTTCCGTTAAACCTAATATCTTCAATCTTGGATTTATGTGTAAACTCACTCGCTATCTCCCATAGATAAGCCAAGACCTGCTTTCTTCTTTTATCCTCAGTTAAGCTGTTATTAGAAATCCACACTTCATTTCCCCTGCTCTCTTTTAACCCATACACCCTCAAGTTCTTCCATTCATGAGATTTAATGACTTCTGCATCAACTAAGTTGTTTATAGCTATATTCACCCTGTTTGCTATCTCAAGACAGCCAATATCCTCATGGCTACCTTTTACAAACCTGTGTATTACTGGTTTAAAGTTCTTTCTTTTCAGAGTATGAATAGCAATAAGCAATTTTGTAATTTTTTCGAGCAAGGTTTCGAGCCTTTCTACTTTCCAGAAATCAGATATATCAAACTCTATTTTCCACCCTTTCTTAATCTCAGTATCAAAGAGTGGAAGCTCTTTCTTCACAGCTACTTGGAACAAGTCTATGTTCTGCCTGTAATCTTTCTTCTCTTTGTAAAGTGGTAATTTTCCGTGCTGTCTAAATACATAAGTAAGATGAGGTTTCAGCAGTTCCCTTGCTTGGTTCTTAAAAGCATGGTTGAACCCGTCTTTCTGCACCAGTTCTTTGCACTTGTAGTCATAGCCAAGCGTTGCATCGGCTATAGCATGGCCTAGATAGAATATGCAGGAAGTCAACTCTTTTGAAGCTATAAAAGAAGACAGTGTCCTGTACTCGAACCCCCAAGTCTGTGCCCTTGCGTCTGAGAACCCACCATAGCTTGTGTGCCTTCTGGTCTGAGCATGCTCTTTATTTTCTAAGTACATAGAAGGAAAGGCTAGGAGATTATCTAAGTTATGCACTAAGGTCAGGCCAACTGAGTTCAGCCTACCAGTCGGTGATAGGAACTTTTTATTGCCAAAGTGTATGTGTCCACCAAGCTGTAATCGGTTTGAAGTAGCTTTGAGATTGTACTTATAAGCCTGTGGATATTTCTTTTTATTCTCCTCCAGCAGTTCCTTGATTGCCTGAACTGCTTTCTTGGGAGTATCGGCTGGCTTAGGTCTTATCTCCCCTGTAGCACTATGCCCATCAAGGCCAAACTCAGTATTGATACTATGGGGATTGTTTGGTTTATATACTTCATGAGCATTGACAGTTGTTCCTGAGTCTGGCTGTACTAAGGTAAACTCAGGGTCAGAACCTATGGTTATAATTTCTCTCACTTCTACGCCACTCTTACTTTTCATGCTTGCCTCCTCTCTTGTCAACCAAGCTCTTCAATATCTCGGCTGTCTGTTCAGCCACTTCTGTCAATTTCAGTATCTGCTTTTGCTGTATGGTTAAGTAAGTAGCTATAGATTTGATAAATTCATTTTGTGCCTTTAATAATTCTTTTAGTCCTTCCATTTTATTTACCCTTTCTAACTGCGGTATACCCACAACCACTACAGTAATCCACTTCTTCAAAGTTGTGTCCATCTCTGGTTTCTGTCCTTTTCTCTAGGTCTGTATGGCACTCAGGACACTCATCTTCACAATAAATCATCTTTGCTACAGTATCCTCTTCCCAGCCGTTCCTACCTAAGCCGTACATAAAGTGGCTAAGTGCTTCATCAAAGCTGTTGGCCTCGTACTCCTCTTCATAGTCAGGCTGTTCTGAGTGAGATTTGATATATAATTGATAGGTTTTCATGGTTTCTCCTTTATATCATCTATGTTTATGCCATACACTCTTTGGATATTCCCTCTAAATAACCAATAATCGTTACCACTCTCAATCAGGAAATTTGTTATTTTTCCACCTGACTCTTTAACTATCAACTCTATCCCCTTGTCTGTACGTTTTTTTGTAATTTTTGCTTTTTTCATATTACGTTTGGTTTTAAATAAGGGTACTTCCTATTCCCCTTTGGTTCTTCTACTATGTAGTTTAAGGTCTTTAATACTTCCATGAGTTCGTGTCTGTGTATCCTGTATTCTCTAACACCAATTCCAGTAAAGGATTCGTTAATAAGAACCCTGAAATAAGGGATACCCAAACCCTTAAAGGTTATCTGAGAAACACTATATATTTTACTTCCGTTGATTATTTTATTATTTGGCATAGATTAAGTATCCCTTCCTAAGCTCTCTACTGAGGGCATTTTTGCCTTCAGTTTTTTGAGCTAATTTAAGTGTAGGTGGGTTTTTTGGGCTTGTCAATATTGCTCTTTGCCTTGGTTCTAACATCTCACCACCAAGCGGCTCGCCTATCGCACAGAAATATTACGGCTCACCTATCGTGAAGAAATATATTTCTATTAAAGAAGTATTTAGACCATTTCTGGAGTGATTTTGATTTTGAGGGTAGTGTTCTTGAGGTCGGGATTTAGCAATTCTTTTATGGAGTCGTATTGGTCTTCGGAGATATCAATAGTCAACCTGAATCCTCCCCCTTGTGTCACCGGCAGAGGGCGGAGAAGTGGGTCATAAGCAGTGAATTTTATTTCTCTCTTTTTGGTTTCCATCCAGTTCTCCTCAGGCTTCCATAAACGTAAGCTCCAGTTTTCTTTTTACTGTAGCCCCTCTTCTTTGCTTTTGCTTTCAGTTTCCTCTCCACTTTCTTCGGCAACTAAATCACCCCCCATCGCTTCTGCAACCTTAATTCTTGCGTGTGCAGCAGAACAAAACACTCCGGAGATTGGTTTACGTAATGCAAATCCGCCACCATCACGCCTGATTCTACAAAGGTCACAAAAGATTGTTTTGTTTACTTTGAAACCTATTAAATCT